AGATCAAGGTAAATTCGATAAAAGGGGTAGGAGCTAGTGCTGCTGCTATTACTGTCAACAATACTGATGGAACGTGTACTGCCAATATTACTAATAAACCTAATCGTAATTTAATAATTAACGGAGCTATGCAAGTGGCTCAACGTGGCACGTCATCTACTGGAACTACTGGTTACAATACTGTTGATAGATTTAAATATATTGATACCTCTACTGATGAAGTCCCAACACAGGCACAAGTTGATGTTGCTGCTGGAACAACACCTTACACTTTAGGTTTTAGAAAAGCATTTAAAATTACAAACGGAAACCAAACAAGTGGGGCTCAAGCTGGTAGTAGAGTTAGATTTGGTCAAAATATAGAGGGTCAAAATATAGTTCAAAGTGGTTGGAATTACAAATCAACCTCTTCTTTTATAACTTTATCTTTTTGGGTAAAATCAAGTGTTGCACAAAATTTTTATGGTCATATAAAATCACATGGCGGCACACAACAAAATTATGCGTTTGAAACTGGTTCTTTAACTGCTGATACTTGGACAAAAGTAACAAAAACGATAGCTGGTGCTGCAAATATAGATTTTACAAATGATAATACTACAGGATTTGAATTAAGGTTTGATCCATTTGTAGGGACAAATTATACAGCTAATAGTGTTTCTTTAAATCAATGGTCTGCTTATGACGGAACACAGCTACACCCTGATGCAACCTCAACATGGTACACAACAAATGATGCGACATTTGAAATTACAGGAGTTCAACTAGAAGTAGGGTCATTTTCTAGCGACTTCCAATTTAAAAGCTTTGCCGAGGAGCTTGCTTTATGTCAGAGGTATTACTATAGACATGCTACAGGTGCAGATACGTCAAATGATTATTCAATAGCAACTTTTGCAACTTATCAAGCTAATGATATTTTTGGAATGGTTGATCTGCCAGTAACTATGAGAGCAAACCCTTCTATAGATCAAGTAACAGGTTCGAGTTACTATAAAGTCTACAGAGATGGTAGTTCTGATGCGTTTGATTCATTTGGAGGGGTTTGGAGTGCTTCACCTACCTGCGTAGGTTTGAACGCAAATAGTGGTCAGGGTGTTAGTGGTTGTACTGCTGGACATGCTACTTTTGTTAAAACAAACGCCACAGCTGCTTATCTTGCATTTTCTGCGGAGCTTTAAATTATGGCATATCCAACAAATCCAATTTACAAACTTATAAAAAATCGAACTGAAGGAACAGTAGATCAAGTTAAGACAGAGAAAGGGTCACATACTTTCATCATCCCATTTAGTGAAGCAAACACCGACTACCAAGAGTACCTTGAGTGGGTAGCAGAGGGAAACACAGCCGAAGCTGCTGATTAATTAACCTTATCTTGCATCTGCCTTGTCATTATCCCCATAGTGACGTAGAGAGGGGATAGAGCTACAATAAGCAGTAATACGACTACAGACATTAATGCTGTAGCTCTTGCTATCTGTTCTTTTATCATGCAAAAGATTATAAACATTCTTAGTATACTTTCTTTCCTACTTATATCTAGTAGCCTTGTAGGTACTGCAATAGCTTATAGGTACTTAACTTCACCAAAATTTGAAAAGTATCTAAAAAATAAAATTATGGGTAATATTGAAAATGCATTACCAGGTGCAATAAAAGGTAATATTCCAAAATTTACAGCACCACCTTCACCTTTGCCTAAATCTTCTATAAGTTTATAGATTGCCAGAAATTAATAATATACAAAACGTATCTATACCACGTATACCTGATGTTGTAATACCTAATCAAACAACCCTACCTAATACAACCCATGTAACAAGGTCATTACCTCCTACTTTTGATATGCCTTGTGCAACTGTCAGAAGAGATGGAACAAAAAATACTCAGTTATTTACAGATGACCCTGCAGGCAATGTAATAATAAATTGTCCTATACCCTTCTATGAACCCCTACAATACAATGCAAAAGAATTAGTACCAATACAGGAAGCAAAACCACCCACAAACGTAGAACAGCCACCTATAACAGAAACAGAAACACCAGAAGTACCAAAAATACCAGTAGAAAAAGAACCACCATGCCCTGACCCTAAAAAAAATAACCCACGTATAGGTGATTTAAATGCAAAAGGTACAGAAAAAGTAGTTGGGTTTACTTATGTAAAAGAAACAAAAGAATGTGTAGTAAATTATATGCCTACTAATGCAGTAGAAAAATATTTACCATCAGCTAATACAGTATCTACCACTTTTGCAATAACTATAGTGGCAACTACTGCAGCCACCCTAACGCCTATCTTAAATAAAATTCTTAAACCTGTATTTAAAAAAGCTATAGGTGCTGCTAAAAAGGCTGTAGGTAAAAAAGGTACAAAATTTACAGGTAAAAAACCATTAAAATCTAAACTTAATTCTTAATTTCATGTACGTGTTCTAAATTTTCAATAATTTCTATATCAGAACATATTTTTGCCATTGGTGTACCTGCCTTGAATCTAAAGCCCTGTTTATAATTATCTGCACAGGTTTTTGCTCTACTCATTTCATAATTTAACCTTTTTGCTGCAAGTGACGCTTCATATAATTCATTTTGTTTTTCCATAGCTTTACGACATTGTTTTATAGGTTCTCGATCTAATGGAATACTAAAAGTAGCTGTAATACCACCATTAATAGAAGTATTACTTGACCTCATTCCTGTACGTACCTGTTCAAAATATAAAACTTCACCTCTATGCCCTGCATCTACATCACCATCACCTATAGCTTTATTACTATCATCAAAGTCACCTTCAATATCTCTAGTACTATAAACAGGTCTATTGAAATATGGTTCATAAGGTGATGCAAAACCATAGGTAGTAGAAACAAAAGGAGAAATATTTAATGTTGCACCCTGACAGCTAATAGTGTTCATCTGGTATTGAAATTGCCTAGAGGGAACCACTTGGACAGCCTGATTGACAACCGAACCAGAACTATTACTTGTTGTATTTATTGAATTTGCAAAAACAGGGTTATTAAATATAAGCAGTAATAATAAATATCTTTTCATTGACTAAAGGTACTGGTGCTATCAGAAATACTTTCTATAGTTGTTTGCCTAGTAACATGAGTAAAATTTGTAATACCAGGTGTTTCTAGGGTCTCATAATACATAAAACTTTCACCTGCATTTATAACGCTGAAATTAGGCTTATTATTTAAATTTGGTGAAACAAATGTTGTACCCACACCTTCTACTGTTGTATTAACTTTAGTCCAACCTGCAGGGGCTACATTACCTGTAGAACTTTGTACATTTTCACCACCTACTGTTAGCTGGTAACCATTCCTTATATCAAAGCTTTTTATATCTTCTACTATTGTACTTTTTGTTTCTACGTGCTGCTGTAATACACCCTGCTGGAAATTAGGAATAATACTACCTGCATAAGTTGGTGCAGTACAAAATACATAGAGCCAAAAAAGCCTATACATAATTTTATTATTCAACTATTAGTGTTGTTATTACCTGTCCTACCGCTTCTGTATTAGCACCACCTGCTGTTAATGAAATTGCACCTGCTGATGTAATCGTACCTGCTAGATTCCCTGCAGTACCACCTGCAACACTTGTTAAATCAGAGAAGTTTGCGGTATCACCTGTAGTAACTGCTGACCCTGCTATTGCATCTGCTTGTAAGAATGACTGACTAAAAGAAAAGCTATTAGAGGGAACATCTTGGGTAACTGTTAAATCTGGTGCTGTACCAATTCCTGATGAGATGGTTAATGAACCTACACCATTAGCGACTGCATTACCACCTGCAGTATAAGTTGTGTCCACACCTGTACCGCTTACGCTATAACTGCTACCAATACGATCTGAAGAAGTTGTAGCCCCTCCTACGGTTAGTTTTATTGACTGATTTATACTATGCGATAAATTTGCATAACAGGCAGGGGTAATTGCTATTAGCAATAATGGTAGAAGCTTTTTCATTTGTTTAGTTTAGGGTCGATTTTAATTACTTCTGGTTTAGTTGTAATTAGTTCTATTGGCTGTTTAATAATAATAGTTTGTACACCACCATTAGAGTTACTAATAGTACTATTTTCTCCTTCTTTCTTTTTCTTCTTTGCACCTTGTGCAGCATTAACACTAATACCTAGACCACCTAATATATTTCCAAGTAAACCAGC